GACCTGCTGACCCCCACGCGGGACCGGCCTCGCTTGACGGCTCGAGGTCGGTCCCGCACCGCCGTCACCCCCATCCCCATGCCGTCAGGGAGCTGTCATGCCGTCAAACGACCATCCGGGTCGTGTCCTGCTCGCGTTCCCGAGCACCGGACACGACATCTCGACGCGGTTCCTGCGCTCGATGTGGGAACTCGACCTGTTCGACCGCCAGCGCGGTTTGCAGGCCTGGGAGGCGCTCGGCGAGCCCGAGCACCCCAACCCCGTCGAGCTGCGGATCCTGCACAACTACGTCGCCATCGAAGCCACGGCGAACCTCGCGAAGGCGCGCAACCGCCTCGTCGACGAGTTCCTCCACAACCCCGACCACGAGGCGTGCGAGTGGTTGTGGTTCTGCGATACCGACATGGTCTACGAGCCGGACCTGTTGCACCGCCTCGTCGCACGGGCGATCCAGTTCGACGTGAAGGTCCTCGGTGCGCTGTGCGTCATCATCACCGCCGAGGGTCCGTTGCCGACGATGTTCGTCGATGACCCCAACACGATCACCCAGGTCATGTTGGACTGGGAACCGAACCAGATCGCCGAGGTCGCAGCGACCGGCACCGGCTGCCTGCTGGTGCACCGCAGCGTCCTTCAGGACATGCTCGACCGGTCAAGCGGGTCGAAGAACTGTTGGTTCGGGTTCGACATCCGCACCGGTGAGAGCGGCACCGAATGGGCGCTCGGCGAGGACGTGTCGTTCTGCCTGCGGCTGCGTGAAGCCGGCCACAAGGTCTACGTCGACACCACCGCCCAGGTCGGCCACCACAAGGGCGTGAAGGTCTGGTGGCCGCAGGCCACGAAGGACACGCCGGCGCAGATCACGCAGCCGAACAAGACCGTCGACGAGAACGCTCATGCGTGAACTGTTCGCCGACATCCTCGAGCCCGTCACCACACGCGACGCCGACACGCCCCGTGTCGAGGTCGACACGATCAGTCTGCTGGTCCCGACACGGCAGCGACCGGCACAGCTCGAGCGGTTCATGCGCTCGGCGGTCGAGTTCGCCGAACGCCCCGACGCCGTCGAGTTCGTCGTGTACGTCGACCGTGACGACAACAGCTACGACGAGTTCGCCTGGCCCGACCGGACCGTCGTCGCCGCCGGTGACCGCATCACCTTGTCTGAATGCTGGAACCGGTGCCACGCCGCAGCCGCCGGCCCGATCTTCGGGCACATGGGCGACGACATCGTGTTCCGCACACCGAGCTGGGACCGCATCGTGCGCGACGTGTTCGACGCCTGCGAGGACCGGATCGTGTTCGTCCACGGTGCCGACGGCATCCAGAACGACCGACTCGGCACCCACGGGTTCCTGCACGCACGCTGGGTCGACACGCTCGGCTACTTCGTGCCGCCGTACTTCTCGTCGGACTTCAACGACACCTGGTTGACCGAGGTCGCCGACCGGATCGGTCGACGGGTCTACGTCCCCAACCTGTTGACCGAGCACCTGCACTTCAGTGTCGGTAAAGCCGAGATCGACCAGAATACTGTCGATCGGCTGGTCCGACATCAGGCCGACGGGGTCGCCGACCGGTACGCCGAGCTGCGCGACGAACGGGCTGCGGATGCTGAGAAGCTCGCGGCGGTGATCGGCGGTCGGTCATGAGGGTCGGTTTCATCGGACTCGGCAAGCTCGGCCTGCCCGTCGCCCTCGCCGTGGAGTCCCAGGGGCACGAGGTGGTCGGCTACGACACCGACACCGCCGTCGCCAACTACGTCGCTGTCGGGTCGATCCCGTACCAGGAGGTCGGCGTCGCCGAGCTGCTCGAGTCCACCCGGCTCGTCGTCGGCGACGACCCCGGCATCGTCACCGACTGCGACATCGTGTTCGTCGCCGTGCAGACCCCCCACGATTCCCGCTACGAGGGCGTGGACCGGTTGCCCGAGGAGCGGGTCGACTTCGACTACAGCCACCTCGTCGCCGCTTGCAGGTCGGTGTTCGACCGCCTGACCCGACCGACGGTGGTGGCGGTCATCTCGACGGTGCTGCCCGGCACCATCGACCGTGAGATCCGCCCGTACCTGAACGACCACGTCAGGCTCGTCTACACGCCGCAGTTCATCGCGATGGGCACCGTCGTGGGCGACTTCCTGAATCCCGAGTTCACGCTGATCGGTGTCGACGACGTCGAGGCCGCCGACACGATGGAACAGTTCTTCCATCAGATGACAGGCCGGCCGGTGTTCCGCACCGACGTCGCCACCGCCGAAGGCATCAAGGTCTTCTACAACACGTTCATCACCGCCAAGACGGTGCTCGGCAACCTCTACGGCGAACTGGCCGAGAAGTGCGGCATGGACGTCGATGACATCCACGCCGCGCTGTCGATGGCCGACCAGCGGCTCATGTCGCCGAAGTACCTGAGGGCCGGCGTCGGCGACGGCGGCGGCTGTCACCCACGGGACAACATCGCACTGTCGTGGCTCGCCCGTGAGCACGACGTGAGCTTCGACCTGTTCGAGGCGCTGATGGTGGCCCGTGAGAACCACATGGCGTGGATCGCTCACGAGGCCATCGCCGAACACGACCGCACCGGCATGCCGATCGTGGTGTGGGGCCAGGCGTTCAAGCCCGGCACGAACATCACGACCGGTTCCCCTGCCAGGCTGCTCGTCAACATCCTCGAGCACTCAGGTGTGACACCTCGGGTGTGGGATCCGCACGTCCCGGTGCGCAACATCGGCGCTACCCCGTTGGGCCCGTCGGTCATCGTGATCGCAACCGATCACGGCGACTGGCCCCCGGCCCCGGTCGGCTCGGTGGTGATCGACCCGTTCGGCACCTACCCTGACGTGCCGTCGGTCAGGGTGCGCCGGCTGGGCCGGCGAAGCTCGCAGTGATCGACCTCACCGTCGTCACCGCCACACTCCCTGAACGTGTCGACATGCTCCACGAGCTGCGTCAGAGCTTGGCGGTGCAGACGGTGCGTCCCCGCTGGGTCGTCGCCACCGACTGGCACAAGGTCGGACCGTCGAAGGTCATCAACGAGCTCGTCGACGAGGTCGACACGACGTGGCTGTTCCGCTGCGACGACGACGACCTGTTCGACCCCGAGCACTTCGCGACGATCGCCGCCCATCTGAACGACGACCACGACATCGTCTACACCTGGCCGAGGGTCGACCCGCCGGGCTGGATCGGTGAGGACGGCTTGCAGTTCGTCGCACCGCTCGAGCTGCTGCGCGAAGCCAACTTCATTGCGTCCGCAGCAGCGATCCGTGTGTCGCTGTGGCGTCACCTCGGCGGGTATCGGGCGGTGCACAACGAAGACCACGACCTGTGGGTGCGAGCGCTTGACGCCGGCGCACGGTTCCTGTGCGTGCCCCAAGTGACGTGGACCTACCGGCTGGGCAACTGGCCGCACCTGAGCGAGCCGGAGGACTGGCGACGATGATCACCAACGGCTACCTCGAAGCGAACGACGCACAGGAGTACATCGGCCGACAGTTCGCCGATGCCACCGGGGTGCTCGACGACCTCGTCACCGTGGCGTCTCGCAGCATCGACCGGCACTGCGGCCGGCACTTCTACACCGTGACCGCCACCCGCCTGTTCGACACCCGTGACGGCTACACGATCGACCTCGGCCCGTACAACGACCTGGTGTCAGTGACGACGTTGAAGTCCGACACGGGCGGCGACGGCGTGTACGACACGACCTGGGGTGCGTCCGCCTACCAGCTGCTCCCCGCCGGCGCCACGACCCGTGCGCCGGTCGCGACGCCGTACACGCACATCAAGCTGCTCGGCGGCAACACGTTCGACACGGCGGTCCCGTCGGGCCGCAAGGGCCTCATCGAGATCGTCGGTGTGTGGGGCTGGCCGACCACACCGCCGATCGAGATCCGTCAGGCGTGCCGGCTGATCGTGCACGAACTCGCGAAGTTGCAGGACGCCCCGTTCGGCATGTTGGGATCTGCCGAGTTCGGCATGTCGCGCATCCCGGCGCAGAAGCAGCGTCACGTCCGCGATCTGCTCGGCCCGTTCGTGCATCCCGGCCACGTCGGCATCGGCTGATGGCAACGAACGAAACGGTGCGCCGCGTCGTGTTCGACGCACTCGACCTGCCCGGTGTGCACCGCTACCCGTATCCGCCCGAGTCGGTCCAGGTGCCCGCAGCGATCGTCGCCGGCTTGGAGATCGACCGCACCACCTTCGACGGTGCCCGCACCGTCGGTGTCACCGTGCTCATCGTTGCGTCACATTCCGACGCATCACAGGTCGCGGTGCTCGACGAACTGTTGGACCCGACCGGTGAACGCTCAGCGCTCGCAGCGCTCGAGGTCGTGTCCGACGTCGACGGTGTGTCACTCGCGTGGAACAGCGTGTCGGGGTACGGCGAAGTGATGTGGGGCGGCGTGTCGTACTACGGGGCTGCGATCACGTTGACGGCGTTCACCTGATGGGCACGTCACGCAACGTCGCGCAGTTGCGAGCCAAAACCGAACGGACCGCCAAGGTGATCACCGGCGGCAACCGTGACGCCACCGCAGCTGCCGCTGATGTGTACAAGGCGAACGTGTTGCGGACCGGTCGCCGCGACTCCGGCGGCGACCTGCGCCTGTCACGCTGGGGTCGACGCGGACTCAAGCTGAACGCCGGCTACGACCTCGACGGCACGATCGTCGCGACAGCAACGCTGCGACCCAGGCCGATGGGCCCGTGGAAGGTCCTCGAGTACGGCGCACGGCCACACGTCATCGTCGCCGGCCTGACCCGCCGACAAGGCCAGGCGCTCGCCCTGTTCTCGTTCATGGCCGGCGGCGCAGGATCGTTCGACCTCGGTGAACTCGCCGGCATCGCTCAGGGGAACCGGAACAACCGGCGCACCACCAGAAGCCAGGCTCGGGCGAGGGCGTTGACGATCGGTGAGAACCGGCGTCCGTTCGCGAACCATCCCGGTGTCACCGGCAAGAACACGTTCAGCGACGGGATCGCACGCGGCACCAAGGGTGCTGTCAGCGCGACCCGCAAGGAGCACGCCAAGAACATCGCCGAGGTGTGGCGCTGATGCCGAGGGCGCTGGTGGTGCATCCCGGTCCCGATTTCTCGGTCGCCGACGTGTTCCGTGGTTGGTGCCGTGGGTTCACCGAACTCGGCTGGGACGTCATGCCCTACAACCTGGGCGACCGGATGACGTGGGCGAGCTTCGCGCATCTCGCAGCGCAGAACGGCGACTACATCCCGGCGTTCCCCGAGATCGAGGACATCTACAGCTTCGCCGTGTCGGGCCTGTCCCGCTCGGCGTTCTACTGGTGGCCCGACGTGGTCGTGTTCGTGTCGGGGTTCGTGCTCGACGCCGAGTTCCTCAAGGTGCTGCGGGCTCGCAACATGGCCACGGCGTGCGTGTTCACGGAGTCGCCCTACGAGGAGACCCACCAGCTCGAGATCGCCGCAGCGTTCGACGCCGTGGCGCTCAACGACCCGATGAACCTGGACCGCTACCGGGGTGTCACCGAGGCGATCTACACCCCGCACGCCTACGACCCCGTCGTGCACCATCCGGGCCCGTCGTCGCACCGTTCCGACTGCGTGTTCGTCGGCACCGGCTACCCGTCACGCCAGGAGTTCCTCAAGCGGGTCGACTGGTCGGGCGTCGACCTGGCGCTCGCCGGGGCGTGGGACAAGGCCGACCCCGAGTTGCAGCGCTACGTCGTGCACGACCTCGAGGACTGCATCGACAACGACGACACCGCCGAGCTGTACCGCGGTGCCGCAACAGCGTTCAACCTGTACAGGGCTGAGAACAACGGCGACGTCGTCGACAGCGGCGACGGCTGGGCGATGGGCCCACGCGAAGTCGAGTTGGCCGCCTGTGGCACCTGGTTCGCCCGTCAGTCCCGACCGGAGTCCGACGAGACGTTCCCGATGCTGCCGACGTTCTCGTCGCCCGAGGAGCTGGGCGACCAGGTGCGCTGGGCGCTCGCCCACCCCGATGAGACCGCGGCAGCTGCGACTGCTGCACGGGCCGCGATCGCGGACCGCACGTTCCCCAACAACGTCGCAGCGCTCCTCCGAGCGCTCGACATGTGATCACCCCCAACACCAAGGAGGCCGACCATGGCCGCACCCATCTCCGGCCGTCGAGGCCGGATCTACATCGACGTGTCCGTGGCAGGCACCGGCGCAGCCGTGCCGATCGCGAACCTGAACTCGTGGTCGCTGAACCGCACCACCGACAAGATCGAGACCACCGCGTTCCTCGACGGCTCGAAGACCTACGTCGTCGGCCTGCCCGACGCCCAGGGTGACTTCTCCGGCTTCTGGGACACCGACGGTGCGCAGTACAAGGTGTCCGAGTCGATCGACGGCGGGCGCAAGTTCTACCAGTACGTCGCGGACGACACGACGAAGTACTGGTTCGGCAAGGCACACTTCGACGTGTCGGTGTCGGCCTCCGTGGGTGGCGCCGTCGAGGTGTCCGGCTCATGGGCCGCAGCCGAGACGATCCGCACCCAGGGCATCTGACCGATGCCTGAAGCCGTCACAGAATGGGCAGTCGACACACCAGGGGGTCAGGTCCGTCTCGGCGACCTGACCCTCGACGCCCTCGTCGCCCTGGAAGAACAGGCCAGCGAGGAATGGTGGCGCATCATCGCGCACCCGTACCGCTCGGCGAAGGTCGCGAAGCTCGTGTACGCCGCAGCGTGTGAACACAACGGGTGCGAACCAGCGAAGCTCACGGTGCGCACCCTGACCGACGTGTTCGTCCAGGTGCCCGAGGATCTGCCCGACATGTTCGAGGGCGGCGTCCCAAAAGCGGAGGACGGAGCACCGACCAGTGGGTCGCCTGGTTCGCCCTCCGGTTCGGATGGACCCCCGATCAGGTCCGACGACTGACCCATCGCGAGATGCGGTTGTTCAACGAAGTGATGGGCTCCGCCGACCTGGCGCGTGCCGCAGCGACCCAGAGGTGATGTAGGTGGCCCTGCTCGAGCGCCTAGAGATGCTCATCACCGCTGACGGCAAAGCGGCGCGTCGCGAGTTCGAGCAGATCGGCAAGACCGCCGACAAGGAACTCGGCAAGGCCGAGGACCGCATCGGTCGTACTGCGAATCGCATGCAGTCCCTCGGGACCGGCGTTGCGATCGGCGGCGCGATCGTCGTTGGTGGTCTCGGCCTGTTGGCGAAAGCTGCCGACGACGCGAACGTTCAGGTTCTCAAGCTCGAGAACTCGATCAAGAACAGCGACCAGGCGTTCCGCAACAACGGCAAGTCGTTGCAGGACTTGGCTGGTGACCTCCAGAAGGTGACTGCTGCGGACGCCGACGCTGTGGTTGGTGCGCAGTCGGTGCTGGTTCAGTTCGGGTTGACCGAATCGCAGATCCTGCGGTTGACGCCCCTCGTCGTGGACCTGTCGCGCAAGATGGGTGTCGACATGGAAGCCGCAGGTCGGGCGGTTGCCCGGTCGGTTGACGGGTCCGCCGGTGCGTTGAAGCGCATGGGCATCAGTGTCGACGAAGCAGAGTTCGCCACTGATTCGTTCCAGGCGACGTTCGACGCGTTGAACCAGACGGTCGGCGGGTTCGCCCGCCAGGAGGGCAAGACGTTCTCCGGCCAGTTGGAGATCCTGAAGAACAACGTCGGTGACCTCGGCGAAGCGGTCGGCACCGGTGCTGCCGGGGTGCTCGGCTCGCTCGCCGGCCAGGCTGCTGGGGCTGCTGGCGCGTTGAACGAACTCAATCCAGGGATCCTCACCGCCGTCGGCGGGCTCGCGACGACCGGTGGTCTGGTTGCGACCGTCGGCGGCGGTTTCGCTGTTGCCGCCGGCAAGATCACCGAAATGCGCGAGCAGCTGGTGCGCACCGGTGAGGACGGCAAGAGGAGCTTGACGAACGTCGGGAAGGCAGCCGCTGGTATCGCTGTCGTCGGCGCGATCGCCGGGATCGTCACGACCGTCGCCGAGGTCGCCAACCAGGTCAACGACATCGACTCGAAGCTCGCCACCGCCACCGACAAGTTCCGAGGGTCGCTCAAGGGCACCGACGCCGAACTCGGCGCAGCGTTCGCGTCGCTCGTCGAGGTCGAGGACAAGTCCGCCGAGTTCGCCGGGATCTGGCAGGGCTTCGGTGCAGAGGTGCAGCTCGGCGGCTTCAAGGCCGACATCGAAGAGGTCAACAAGGCGTTCGACGAGACGCTGGACACGTTCGGCCCTGACGTCGCGCAACGTATCGTGCGTGACCTCCAACGACAGAACGACGCGCTCGACGAGAACAGCGACCAGTACCGCGAGAACGCACGGTTCATCGAGGGGTCGCAGCGCAAGATCAACGCCCGACGCGAAGCGATCCTCGAAGCGACCGTCGCCGACAAGGCCGCGACCCGAGAGCAGCAGCGTGCGATCGCCGTCGAGGAGAGTCGGCAGGCAACCCTCGAAGGGATCACCGAGTCAGTTCGCCTGTACGCCGAATCGGTCGATCGACTGACTGGCGAGTTCGACGCCAACACCGCCCAGGCGAACGCCTTCGGTGAGGCGCTGGAGAAGACGACCAACATCGACGGCGCGACCTCCGCTGCGATCACCGCCGGCGAGGGGTTCGCCGGGCTGAAGGAATCCATCGGCGCGCTGCCCGACGAACTCGACCTGGCCGGCATCGCGCTGGGCAACTACGGCGAGGAAGCGCTCGACGCCATCGGTGACCTGGAGTCCTACGGCGCTGCCGCCGGCGGGTTCCTCGAGCAGATGATCCAGTCCGGCGCCAGTGACGAGATGGTCACGGCGATGGCGTCGAAGTTCCGTGACCAGCTCGTCACGGCATTGCAGAACGCCGGCATCCCCGAGGACCAGGTGGCGCAGTACCTCGGTCTCGCCGGCCTGAGCGAGGAGCAGATCGCCATCTCGTTGGTGATCGCCAACGTCGAGCAGGAGCTGGAGGAGCTTCGCACCCGACTGGGCCTGTTCCAGACCGAGATCGACGACGCACCGCTCGAGCTGCGTACCGTCATCCGCGACCTGATCGACGCCGGTGAGATCGAGAAGGCCAACAAGCTCATCGACCTGTACACGATCGCCCTGTCGGGCAACCCGGTGCAGATCGCCGCAGCGCTGGAGGCCGACCCCGAGGGCACGATGATCGCCCTCCAGCAGCTCCAGTTCCTCGTCGCTGCCGGTGTCGAGCTGCCGGCGTCGCTGTCGTTCCCGACGCCGTTCAAGGACTTCGAGTCGTACCTGGAATGGGTCATCGCGAACGGCCAGAACGCCGACCCGACGATTGCGGTCGACGGTGACCTCGACCCCGCCGACCGAGCCGCTAACGGGTTCCGCTCCGACGTCGCCAACGAGCCTGCCGAGATGGAGTTGGAACTCGACACCGACGCAGCGCAGGCCGCGTACGACGAGTTCGCCCGCCGCAACAACCTGCCGCCACTGAACCTCGGCGCGGCTGCCCCAGCGCCTCCCCGTCGGGCGCCGGACCTCAACCTGCCGGTGTTCCGCGGAAACCGGGCGACGGGTGGGCCGACGATGGCCGGGCAGCTCTACGGCGTCAACGAGGTCGGCGCAGAGATGTTCGTGCCGAACACGCCGGGCTTCGTGATGGATCACTCCGAGTCACGCGCCCTCATCGAAGGTGTCCGCCGGCTGCTCGCCGCCCCCCAGGCCGGCGGCGACACCATCAACATCTACGAGACAGCCGGCCCGAGGCAGACCGCCGAGGAGTTGATCCGGTCGAAGTCCGCGAACCGGTTCCTGGCAGGTGTGGCGTGAGTTTCACGATTGCATCGACCCTGCAGTTCCCGAACAACGGCGTGAAGGTCCGCAACGAGTGGGTGTTGTGGCAGGCCGGCCAGCAGCGTGGCGGTGACGTGACGTTGCCGGGTGTGAACGGGCTGCTGCCGAGGCGTCGCTACCTGACCGCAACGACGCACACGCTCGAGCTGATCATCTCGGGCACCGCCGTGTACACCGGTTCGCCGTCGGGAACGCCGGCGGTGAACTTGCAGACGAACATCTTGTGGTTGCGCGACACGGTGTGTGAACCGACCGGCACGACCGACGGCACGAAGACGATCTCGGTGACGATGCCGACCGGCACACTCACCGGGACGGTGCACGTCCTGGGCTTCCGGCTCGGCAGGGTCGCCGAGCATGCCCGCTGGGCGTTCGCGACGATGGACCTGAGCATCCCTGCGGGCGAACTCGCGTTGACGCCATGAGCGCCAACCCAGGGTCGCTGCGCATCTACAACCGGGCGAACACT